CTATTCTAAAGGCGGCGGAGGAGGATATCCAGGAGGCCCACCTAGCGGAGGACCTGGAGACGCTAACACAGGAGAAGGAGCAACATCAGCATGGCCAGGACCATCAGGTGGAACTGGCGGTTCAGGTATTGTAGTAATTAGATATAGGATTAAATAATATGGCACACTTTGCAAAAATATCAGAAGAGAACGTTGTTTTAACAGTATTGTATTTAGAAAATAGTCAATGTCTTGATGAAAATGGAGTTGAATCTGAAACAGTGGGTCAACAATGGTTAGAAACTCATAACAACTGGCCTGCAGATAAATGGATTCAAACTTCTTACAATACAAGAAACAATCAACACTCTTCAGGAAAAACTCCATTAAGAGGAAACTATGCAGGTATTGGTTGGACTTGGGATGCTGCTAATGAAATATTTTGGCCTCCACAACCTTATGCTTCATGGACTCAAAATACAACTACTGCAGATTGGGATCCGCCTGCACCAAAACCTTCTATAAACACTGAACAACAAAATCAGAATGATGCAGGAACTCATAAGTGGTGGTATGATTGGAATGAATCTACTCAAACTTGGGATTTAATTGACGAACTAGCTGCCTAGTTGACTACCATTTAAAAAGTAGTATAAAGGTTAAATGAGAAAGATATTACTGTCAGAAAAAAGTTTATATTATGGCCAAGTAAAAATGCCAATAAATTTTGAAATCAATAGTTTAGATTTAAGCAAATCGGTTTTTGATTCATTGTATGCAGGTAAAGATTTTTTATATTCTAAAGAATGGGATAAATTAAATACTTATTTAACTGAACATTTAATGGTTAAATTTGATTTAAATTTAATAAATAAAAAAACATGGGCCGATATTTATTTACCCAATGAACAATCAGAGCCTTTGTTGCAAATAGATCCTGTTGATTTAAAAAACGCACCTGATTATGTTTTGTTGTATGGAATAAATACTCAAGATTGCAATTTAAAAATACATTACGATGACAATAGACGAAAAGGAAGAAGTTGGGATATTCCTCTTCCCTACAACGGGTTTGTAATGTTTCCTTCTACATTAATGTATGAGGTAAAAAATAAACAAAAAAATAGTTTAAATTTTATTCAAACTATAACTTATGAATATCTCTAATTATTATTGGTATTTTCAATCAGCTGTACCCCCTAGGATATGTGACGAAATAATTGCATATGCATTATCTAAAAAAGAAAAAATGGCTAGGACGGGAGGTTATGGAGATGGTAAATTATCTAAAGATGAAGAAAAAGATTTAAAACAAAAAAGAGATTCTAACATTGTTTGGTTAGATGAAACCTGGATATACAAAGAATTACACCCCTATATTAAAAAAGCAAATGAATTAGCGGGTTGGAATTATCAGTGGGATTACTCTGAACAATGTCAATTTACCAAATATAAATTAGGTCAATATTATGATTGGCATTGTGATTCTTGGAATAAACCTTACGATAAACCTAATGATTTAAATCAACACGGCAAAGTCAGAAAATTATCTATGACCTGTCAATTAACAGATGGTTCTGAATATGAGGGTGGAGAGCTTCAGTTTGATTACAGAGATTATGATCCTCATATGAGAGATGAGTTAAAACACGTTCGTAGTTGTAAAGAAATATTAAGTAAAGGTTCAATTGTAGTTTTTCCTTCTCATGTCTGGCATAGAGTAAAACCTGTTACTAAAGGAACAAGATATTCTTTAGTTATGTGGAATTTAGGATACCCCTTTAAATGAAAATTATTATTGTCGGAGGAGGAAGCGCTGGTTGGATGACAGCAGCTACATTAAGTTCTCAAACTAAACATAATATATCATTAATAGAATCTAAAAATATTTCTACTGTAGGCGTAGGCGAAAGCACCATTCATCAAATAACAAATTGGATGCGTTTATTAAATATTAAAGACGAAGAGTTTATTAAAGAAGTAGATGGAAGCTATAAACTTAGTATTAAATTTACAGACTTTTATAAAAAAGGTGAGTCTTTTCATTACCCGTTTGGGACACCAGCAATACAAGATAATAATGCAGGTTTAAATGATTGGTGGTTTAAAAAAATATTTAAACCAAATACTCCTAATTCAGATTATGCAGACTGTATTTATCCATTACAGATGGCATACGTAAATCAAAATAAATTTAATAAACAACAAGCTGCATACGCTTATCATTTTGATGCTACTAAATTTGGCTTATGGTTAAAAAAACACAGATGTCAAAAAGTTAAACACATTACAGAAGATATTATTTCTATTGAACAAGATGAACATGGAATAAAATCTTTAAATAATAAACACAAAGCAGACCTTTATATAGACTGCACTGGTTTTAAATCTTTACTGTTAGATAAAACTTTACAAGAGCCTTTTGAGTCTTATTCAGATTTACTTCCAAATGACTCTGCATGGGCTACTAAAATTAAATATAAAAACAAAGAAAAAGAATTAAAGCCGTACACTAATTGTACAGCCATACAAAACGGTTGGGTATGGAACATACCTTTATGGTCTAGGGTAGGAACAGGCTACGTTTATTCAAGTAAATTTGTTTCTGACGAAGAAGCATTAAAAGAGTTTAAACAGTATTTAGGTAACGATGATTTAGAATTTAAAAATATAAAAATGAGAGTAGGATTACACAATAGACTATGGGTAAAAAATGTAGTGGCTATTGGATTGTCAGCAGGTTTTATAGAACCTTTAGAAAGTAATGGTTTATTTACTGTACATGAATTTTTAATAAAACTATTACGAAACTTAAAAGATTTACCTTCTCAATGGGACAAAGATAATTTTAATTATTCTTGTAAAAAACTTTTTAGAACCTTTGCTGAATTTGTAGCTATGCATTATGCTTTATCAAAAAGAAATGATACTTTATATTGGAAAAATAATTTAAATAAATCTTGGTCTAAAGAACTTATTAATTTAACACCTTCTCATTTAGATGGTTTTTTAACAGCAGCTTTTGATAAAGATAGTAATTATCATCACTCTAGTATAGGTGGTCTTCATTGTATAGCTGCTGGCATGGATTGGGCCCCTACTGATTTAACAACCCTACTTACACATAATGTGGCTACCAAAGAGGAACTTGAAAATCAATTTAAAGAATGTATATTTAAACTTGAAGATAAGAAAAAGTTGTGTGAACAACTGGTTAAAAAAGAAAAAAAGCTAATTAATATATTAAAGAATGAAAACAAATAATTTTTTTGAAACAGCTATTTGGACAGAAACAAAAACAGATTTTTTAAATTCTTCTATTAAACACACTGAAAAATATATTAAAGAGGCTAAGAAAAGAAATAAAAATGAATTTGGTATTAGTCATCACTCTACGTCTTTATTAGGAGATTCTAATTTTAGAGATTTAATTAATTATGCAGGAGCTAAATCTTGGCAATATCTAGATAGTCAAGGATACGATATGTCTTTGTATACTACTATTTTTACAGAAATGTGGGTACAAGAGTTTGCAAAAA